AGCATTAAATTTATTAGCTAATCAGGATTTCTATGATATAAACATGTTAGTTGTACCTGGAATTAACCAAAAAGATCATTCAGCAGCTGTAGCAAAAGTAATTGATGTATGTGAAGAAAGAGCTGATTGTTTTGCAATTGTTGATCCGGTAGGATACGGTCAAACACCAGCATTAGCTTACGGTGAAGCAGATGATTATAATACAAGTTATGCAGCGATGTACTGGCCATGGGTAAAAATACCAAATAACACTTTAGGTAAAGACGTTTGGGTTCCACCTAGTGTTGTAATGCCAGGTGTACTTGCTTATAACGATACAGTAGCAGCAGAATGGTATGCACCGGCTGGATTAAACAGAGGTGGTATATTAGCTGTTCAAGCAGAAAGAAACTTAACTCATACTAATAGAGATAATTTGTATGAAAATAGAGTTAACCCGATAGCAACATTTCCTGGTGTAGGTGTATGTGCATGGGGTCAGAAAACTCTACAAAAACGACCATCTGCATTAGATAGAATTAATGTAAGAAGGTTATTAATTAATCTTAAGAAGTTTATTGCATCAACATCTAAATATCTAGTATTCGAACAGAATACGGCTGCAACAAGAAATAGATTTTTATCTACTGTTGTACCATATATGGAAGAAGTGCAAGCAAACCAAGGATTGTATGCATTTAGAGTTGTAATGGATGATTCTAACAATACACCTGACGTAATTGATAGAAATATAATGAAAGGTGATATATTTATACAACCAGCTAGAGCGGCAGAATTTATAGTAGTTGACTTTAATATCATGCCAACCGGTGCAACTTTTAACGATTAGTGATATTTATAATAAAGAGGAGAATAAACAATGCCAGAATTTGTACCATTTAGCCCTGATACGTTCATGGGAGGACCATCCACGATATTCCAACCAAAGGTATCGAATAGGTTCGTCATGACAGTAGCAGGTGTACCTGCATTTTTAATTAAAAAAGTAACTAGACCATC